GTTATGTTGGCTTCGTCATCGAGCCTGTCTAATTCGTTGGTTCCTATGCGCTGTATTATTCTTTTCCTGTATTCTAACAGGTTCCCATGAAAGTCACGGTTGCAACGTACGCATTGACCATGAACATTTGACTCATCGAAGCGAAGCCCCCAATGATTATTTGCATTGTAAAAATGACCCGCGTCAAATTTTTTACCCTGCAGTGATACCCCACATGATATGCACCCGCGTTTGTCATCCCTCAGACGTATATATTGGTTGAAGATCGCTTGCGTTTTTTTAACCCACTGCTGAATTGTCATCAAATCATTTTTCATGGATTGCAGGCGCTTGCGTTGATTTTTGGCTTCTATATCTTTGATTTTACGCAATATCTGCATTGCCTCTGATGCTTTGCATTCTAGGTCCCAACATACTCTCTCTAAAGTGTTAAAACGTGGTTCAAATTTGTTTTTGCATATCTTGCAGCGCTTCATAAGTTGACTTTTGCCAACAAAGATGTGTTTAATTTGCGTAATTCGCGAATTTCTACCTCCAATTTAATGTTGGCGACTTGCACCGAGGATAATGTTCTTTCCAGTATACCCCATTCCTCCCTTGCAATGCGGATAAATTCGGATGCCTCAAGTGCCATGCGCTCCGCATCCTTCATTGAAGTAATAAGATCGCTTCGGTGCGGGTGTTTCTCCTCGATTTCCTCCCTGCTGACTTTAATCTTGGTGAATAAGAAGTCAGTTTGCATCAAAATTTTGAGTATGTATAGTTCCCTGTCCATTAGAATTGAAATTTATTTGTTGTTTGTGGCTTTGGTCTAAAGGGTTGCAAGGGATCCATTCCATGAACAGTGAACCCCAATCCGTAATTAAACTCACAAAGCAAAGGTTCGTTGAGCCTGTTGATTGACCCGCCCGTCTCAGTGTCCTTGATTTTCTCAGCGCTAAACATGGTGTAGAATTTCATTGACTCATGCTTGATTAATCGGTGGATAATAAACATGTCATCGCACCTGTTCAAAAAAGCCTTCCCGCCTTCGATATGGTCCTTGAGAGGTGGTTTTAAATGCCCCTTCCATTCGCCATCAGGATAAAGGTTGCCATTGCGCCCTGACTCGCTTGTTGGGTGCGTGTTTATGTAAAGTGTTTTTCCTGTTCGATTGCAGAAGTCCCGCGCCATATTTAAGAAACGATAATTGCCCTCGTACGTCATGTCCCTATCGAGTCCTGTAAATGGGTCGATAAGGCATGCATCCACCTCAGCGCCTTCAAAGATACGTAGCAATGCTTCAGGCTTGTAAAGTTGTTTGTTGTCGACAAAGTAGAAAAATTGCTCAAGATAGGCTGCTGACGACATGATTTCCTGCTCGGTTAATTCGGTGAACTTTACACCCCGATACATTTGTATCATGTCCCTAAGAATTTGCCCCTTGTTGTTTTCCCCCGCCCATAACATAAACTTTAAATCATGCTTCAAAGCCAGTGTCAAAAAATACCATGCGATGAAGTACGATTTGCCGACATTGTCATGACCTAGAATGATGTTTAATTGCGACCTTTTGAAACGTATGTTTTCGTCTAATGGGCATCCTATGCCTAAGCCTTGCTTGACACGCCCATGCTTGACATCCAATAAATAATCGGTTACGTTACCTTGTACCTGTACCATTGATTTGCTTCATTACATTGGCATATAAATCGTTTGATGAGTTTTTTGCAGGATCGCTAAAGAACTTGTTCTGATTTCTAGCCCACGTTGATAAGCGCCTTCCCATGTCGAATACCTTCTCCATTTCGAAACGCATCTTGTCCGACTTGAGTGAACTTTCGGTCCAATATCGGTAGAAGTCATTGCACATTTCCCTGTTGTTGTCAGTTACGAATGCGCTAAGCATACTCTTAAATTCTTTCTTTCTTTCTTCTAATGGATTTTTTTGCGTTTTTTCTGCGTTCATTTCACGTTTTTTTCTTGTTTGCATTTTCTCCTCATTTCCTTGATAGTCCTCGTAATTAGCGATTTTTATGCGTGTAGCCAATTTTTCATTGGTGACCACTACCATGCCATCGCCTTCCAGCATAGTGAGAAAATTTCTAACCTTGCCTACTGAGCAATCCCACCTGCGAGATAGTGTTTGCAGGCTTCTCACCAACTCACCGCGATTGACGGTGAACATTTTGTTGTTGATTGCGAAATTGCTTGGCTCGTAATTCGCCATGCCTATCAGATCTATCCACGCCTTGAATGACCATGCATCATCGAATACCCAATGATTGAAAATTTTGCGATTAATTTTGATGTAACTCATTTCATTTTTGATTTGTGTATGAATACTATTCTATCCTTCTCATAAACGATTTTTGCACCTTTCCTAACAGGCATGTGAACATGGTAATTGTAATCTGCATTTTTGAAATGTGTTGCCCTTGATTGAACCCCTTTTTGCAGGTAATGACTGATGTCCTTCAGCACGTATTCTAGGTAAACAAAGTCGTTTAATTCTACCTCGATTTCGATGTTAATTCGTGTCTTCATCGGGTACGATATGGAATATCATTATATCTCCAGTGCCTGCGTGCTGTTTGGTTGTAATCAGCACGTCAATTTGCTTTGGTGTTGCCGCTACAATTTGACCAAATTTGCGCCCGTTTTTTTTCACTTCTTTGGTGTCCCAATCAAAAGTGAATTTGTTAGTTTTTTGTTGTTTCATAAGTCCTTTTAATTTTGCATATTCTTAAATAAAGGGCAACATCGAATGAGCCGCCCTTGTCGTGTGCGAATGATTGGCGTTCCCACCATATCACCATGTCCCCTAATGTGCGATAAGCGGGAACTAATTTACTGAATTCCGTTTGAGTCTTGGTAGATTTCATCGTGAATAAATTTTGTTAAATGAGTAATTGCGTCTGCGTTAAGATAGTTGATTTTTACTTCACCTAAGTGTTCATGAACTACGCGCTCAATACTAATGTTGACAGGATGATATTCGTACCCCGACTCCACTACGCATCCACCCTCAGCAACTTCCACCCACTCGCGATGCAGATCGTAATTAAAGTAGATGTCCATGCTCCCTCCCTCCTCAACTGCTTCGATATGCCGAAGGCGTAAATTAAACCCTAACACATCAACGTTAGGGTATTGCTCGATTGCTACATTTTGTTTTTCCATGACTTTTACGTGTTTGTGTGATACAATATATGATTTAACAATTATCGTCGCCCTCAGGTGCTAATTTTGCTTCTGCTTCCATTTCTGCATTTTCCCGTTCGCGTGTTTCTTGGTATTCGATTTCGCTGTTGATGTATTCCAGTGCGAATGATAATCTTCGTTCAAGTTGATTGCGAAGATTGTATGTATCAACTGAAATGGAATCTAAGCGAATTTCATTGTGGTACAACTCGAATTCTGCTGAGTCATGGTCGATGATATCATGTTCGTCGAGATCATCGGTTAGGTTGTGAATAAAATTGTCTCTCCATTCAGCAGGGATTGACACGCGCTTGGTTTGTTTAATTGATTGAAGAATGTTCAGCACATCGGTTGCTGAATAAAGGCTTCCCGCCATTGCGGATGGATTTGAGACTATTTTTTGCATTGTCTCGATTGCTTCAGTTAAAGTATACATTTGATTTTGGTATTTGCGTGCGTTACGGATGCGCACCCCCCTGTTAAATATTTGATTAAAGTTTGCCGTCGTCAGCGTATGAATACCATGACTCCGAAGTGATGATTAAATGGTCTAACATTTTGCAGTCAACTAATTCAGCAATGCCTGCGAGTCGTTTTGTAAGTTGGTCATCTTGTGGGCTTGAGTTTTTGTTACCCGAAGGATGATTGTGCGAGATAATAAACCCTGAAGCCAGTGAGTCAATAACATACTTGAGTACAATCTTAATGTCGATGACCGTACCCGCTACTCCACCTTGGCTGATTTTAGCGTAGCCAATGGTGATGTTCGCTCGGTTGAGTAACAAGATGAACGATGACTCGAATATATCAATGTCATCGGCATAGAATTGTTTGATGTAGTCGTACGCGTCTCTAGATGAGTTTATAGCGACTTGAGGAATGTCGGTGGTGTTCGACTTGATTTGGTATTTTTTAATTGTTTTCATGTGCTTAAAAATTGAGTATTGCGAATTGAATAATAAGCCAACCCCCGTAGAGAGTCGCTGTTAATAAAATGAAGTCCCTAATTGCTTTGATAAATTCTTGTTGCATGATTATGTGTTTAAGATTAAGAAAAAACGTATTTGATTTTTGTGAGTGCGCTGAGAAGTAATTTGAATGCTTCGACTTGGTTGCGAAGTTCATCCATATAATCATACTCACCGTCCATGTAATATTCGTAATAGCCTTCGAAGTCGTAATACATTGCGTCGTGATAGTCATCAGTAAATTCAATGATTTCGTCTTTCAGATTCCAGTATTGGTCGAGTAATGCTTTGTATTGAGTGCGTTTAGATTTTTGATTGTTCATGATTATTGGTTTAACAGGTTACTTAATTTAATTCTTAATTGAATTGCTTCGTTGCAGTTCCACCCTTTGGTAGAAGTTACTTGGTTAAGGATCATTCGTGTTTTTTCGATTCTAACTGATTTTTTCATTTTTTGATTTTTTGATTGGTTACATTATTATATAAAAAAAGGGGTGCAAATCTTTCGACCTACACCCCTTTGATTTTGAACTATATAACACGCGCTTCGAATTACCCGCCTGCTAATGAACCAAACATCAAGCCACTGTCTCAGTTTCTGATGCCCACCTCACCGCGTTGGTTGGATTTTTCTAATGGGCGACATTTCAATGAACGAACAGGACAAAGTTAAAAGTTTAATTTAATATAGCAACACCCTAAGCAAAAAAAAATTTCATTTTTGCCTATAGCCCTGTACTCGTTGGAAAAAAAAATTCAAAATTTTTTTCATGCTGTAATTTGCTTGAAATTGAAATGACCAGTGTTTCACCTCCCTCGTAGCCCTGTACTAGTTGGCGTTTAAACGATTGCAAAAAATATGACCAACGACCTGCTAATGGGGTGTTAATTGCTTAGAAGTGCTTAAAATTGCTTCTATGCGCATCGTGAAAATTGCGATTATCAACATAGAAAAGGGGATGATAAACACGTAAACCATCCCCCAATCGTAACCAAAAATGAAAAGATACAGGTGTAAAAGTAGTAAATTAAAATTCCTTGAGCAAGCAATATGATACTGATTTTCCACTTTGCATCGAAAAATACTTCATCATGAGTACATATTTTTGAGTGTCATTTACCACTTGACACCCTGCTGACCAACCCTCTATCTTATCTTTGATAGTGGTTTTTTCCATATCGTAAGTGTTGGCATGAAAGTTAATTCCGAAGTAACCGTCAACCTCCTTACCTAATTCCTCAGATTTGAGATCACCGTCACCGTCTCTAAAAACTGTGATTGGCGCCCCGATTTGAACTAATGCGTTCATTTTCTTTTTGTGCTTGCCATACCTCCAAAGCCCGTAATACCATTTGTCCGCTTTGACGATTGCAGCCCCCAATGGATTGTATGATTTGAAACCCCCACGAAGTATTGATGCCGCAGGGTGAGTTGTTCCAGTCGTCATCATTATAAACTCCTCACCTTTGTATAGGTAAAATTTGTCATCGAATTCATCAGGCTTATCGGCTTTTGACCTTACCCCAATGACCCAAAGTGATTCGGGTATTGACTTGAATGTTGGAAGCGATTTGACCTTGTCTAATAGTTCCTTGTCAGTGTATTTGCGTACCATCTTTTTTGTTCTTTTTTCGCCTGTTTAATATGCTTAATATGATTGCGATTAAAGCAATGATTGAAACCATTGCAGGAGTGCTGTCGTGTGCCTTGAGGTCATCAGATATTTTGTCATACCTGTGTAACACCTCCTCGACCAAAGCGCTATCCGATACAGCGTGTATATCTTGTTCCACATAAACTATCACGCTATCCATTGTGGTGTCATTTGTTGTTTCCATATTTGTTCCTTAGCCATGTTATAAATATGTCGTATAGGTCCCCGATAAGTTCATCCAGTACATCAGTGAATTCATTGGCTACCCACCCTATGCAAAATGAAATCAGAACTATCACCTTCGGATTAACGTCTGCATAGAAGTAGGCAACCAACCCCGTAACCGAATACGTTAGAATACCCGCGATCATCATTGACAGGATAATTGTTGTTAGCCTAAATTTGCGCTTGATACCTTTGAGCATCGCACCAATCATACCCACTCCCATAGATATGAAATCTAAGAATTGTTCCATTCCCTTCATGCTGTTCTAACTGTTGTTGTTCCTGTAAATATGTATAGCCAATCAACAAATTGGTCAAAGTTCATATCCTCGCCATTCACATTGAATAAATTTGGAATGGCAATATCGTTCCCGTCTCCGTCCTCAGTAAGTATTTGAGACCTAATGTTCACGCGTTTGTATGGTGAGTCGCAGGTGATTGCTACCCCGCTATTCACTATGCCTGTTTCATTGGTCAAATCTTTGTAGCCTATGAACGAAGTTTTGTGTTGTGGGAAGTCGAATTGTCCAGTGTAATTCCTTTTGCCTGTTTCAAGGTCAATCCACCCCGTTGTAATAACGTTGTAATTACCCCTTTGTACGATTTCGATGAAGTTTTGTGTCATGTCTAGTAGTATGTTCGGTTTGTTTTAAATTTGTCTGAGACCTTGCAGGTCAATTTTGCCTTTCGACTGAAGTCGTAGTATTCAATTTCGGGTGAGTCCTGCACAATAACAGGAAGGTCATTGTACCGATATGAATGATTGTGTGCATTGTAATCGCTGATAAACAACTGATTTTCACTAAGAAGGTACAATTCAGTTATCGGCTTGATGATACACTCTTGTAACGGGTCAGTAATGATGTCGTAACTGTATAAATTCTCACGTATTACGCGCTTCATTTCCCTGTTCCCGTAGATAATGTTGTCAATTTCCATGTTCGGTTGGCGATTGCCTATGTAACCGCTGAACCTCATGTCTGAAACCACGTCCGCACCCGTAAAATTGAGCCCATCTGCTTGCTGAACTCCATTAAACACTGACCGAATTCGTGCTGTTCCTAGTGCATTTTGTATTGAGTATGCTTTGAGTTTGAAATTACCCACGTTGATTGACCCAATAATGCCCGAAATATTGAATTCGATTGAAAAATTGTAGCACCCCGCCCCGTCTTGTAGTAAAACTTGGTACCAATCGATTGTTGCATAGTATGCATTGGTATCATTCGGGAATGCCACAGGCGAAGGTGTGTATGTTGTTGGGGATCCGTTCTTGGTCAACTTGAATGTGCATGTGTCTAGTGAATCGCTCAGTTTAATCCACCCGCTTGACAAATCACTTTCCCATGATTCACCTGCTGACGCTAATACTAATTGCTCACAACAGCAATCTTTGAGCCCTCTATCGTCTTCGACAAAGTCCTGTGGAATGCTGATTGACTTAAATGACCACTGCATCCTGTCCTCGCGTCCGCACTCGTTAGGGCAATCTACCCCCATTGTGTCAATGGTCAAAGCCCCCACCAACATATCCCATGGGAAGCCTGCCAATACGCTATCAGGGCAATCACCCGAATAGTTAAGTACCGCTAAATAATTTGGCGGGTCAGTGAAGTCAGGGTTTGCCCCTATAATCCACTTCATGCCTGCGGGATCATACCATAAAGTCCAGTCAATACCATTGTAGGTAAATTCGTAATAATTTACCCCGTTAAATATACCGCTTGTCTGAAGGGTTTGTGAGGTTATGTCCCCGTCAAGATTGAATCCTATTTGTAAACAATCGCACATTAGTATGATTTTTCAAGGTGTGCTAAACGTGATTGAATATGGTTGCTTGCATTGGTTGACGACCATTGCGCAGTAACTGAAAGCGTGTTCGCGACTGTTGTGTCAAACGTGCTGTTATTTACTGCAATCCAATTTTGCCCCTCAAATATATTTGCACTTGCTTTGTTCCATGTGAATGTGCTGTTGGTAATGATTGATGCTGACATGGAAGCCCCGATTGCACGTATCGTAAAGTTGCACTCAAGTTCGAATACCTCACTTGTAATTGCAGGCATACTAATTGCAGGCGAAGCCGATATAATTGTGCTTCCCGATTTGATACGGATTGTCAATGTATCGTTGTTATGCGCCCCGATCAACCCGCATATTTTTAGCCTGAATGAGTCACCCACTTTGAACGCGTTTGCGGGTACAGTAAGTGTGCCCATGTATGACCCGTCCATGAAATCGAGTTCTGCTGTTGTACCCCCCACTACGCTTGAGTCAGCAATCATGGTATACATGCCTGCTTTCAGCGCTGATTTAAGGCTAAGCCCCATTATTTTTGATGAGTCATAATCAACTCCGTTGTAAAAGTCCACGTCTAAATAATCATTGTCACCAATGGTGTATATTTCTAGTGGATAATTGTGTATTTCGTTAGCCATATATTTTGTTTTAACTCATTTCCTTGTAACCGCCACTCGTGGTGTTTTTTATCGCACCCCACGTAGTGTATTTAAACTTTGGTCGTATTGTTGTAGTACACCCCTTAATTTTACTTGTAAATTTAACACCATTTTGTAGATTAATCTTGCTCGGGTCGAAAAAACAAGTCAATTTAACTTGATTGAAGTTCGGGAACGTCAGTTGACAATAACTTCCTGACATTGGTGTAAGCGGGTTCAGACCATTATTGTCGAATGGAACTGCTGTTGAACACCACCATCTTGGCGAAGTTTCCGAAGGCTCCACTGTGATTTGACCCCATACTGTTGGAGTCCAAAATGTACCGTCATTTAGCGTGTGTAAACACTCAATACGCATCAACTCACCTTCCACTATCACGTTGACAGGCTGATTGGTTGATTGAACATACATTTGAATGGATTGGTCAATTGTCGGATCGCTATCGTAATCCTTAATTTGCACATCGTAATCATGCCACCATAGCACCCCGTCGCGAAGTAATTCTAAACGTACTTGCAAGCCCCATGTTCCAGTGTTCCCGTAAGGTACGTAATTTTTGGTTTGCTGATTTGGGTAAAAGTCAGAGTCCGCATTGAGTTGTTCTAACCAATATTCCCACCTGTAAAGGAATGGGAAGTAAACCTCCACCCCATATTCACCCGTCCCGTCGTATGTCGCGTTCAGGCGTAACAGGGCTTCGCGTTTAACTGAATTCGTATCGAATGAAGTCCACATAGGTGCTGATTCATTGAGAACGTATTTACCCGCCACTTGTGGAATGGTATTAAAAGCAAAAAATGCATTTTGCAAATCGAATGACTCTAACGTTGTCGAATTATATGCCCTGAGTTTCGCTGTGAATGAATTGATTAGTTCGTTCTCAGTGAGCCTAAATGCTCCGTAGAAGGAAATATCATCCTCCACGTTACCCGCATATGTTGTTTCAGGCGTAGAAGGTGAACCGATGTAATTCTCCGAATGGTCCGTAAAGTCCTCAGCAAGCATTGGAATGATACCTCCTTGAATTGGCGTTTGTTGCAGTTGGTCCGAGTATAGCAATAAATTGAGATTGCCAATTTTGCACCATGCGTAAAAAAGCCTATCGAATTCAGGCTTGGAAGCCATGAAATTTGAGTATGCGAGATCAGGCGTAAACTGCAGGTCAAAAGTCCATATCGTACCGACCTGTGTTGCGCTCAAAATTTGCATTGACATTGTACCCCCATTTGGCAGGGCAAAGCCAGTGATAACCCCCGTTGAATTGTCGCTTGGAAGCATGCCCGATAATGTGGATTGATTTGGGAATACGTTTTTGTAGTACGTGTCATCCTGTGGGATGTAAGCAAAGCCGAATGCATATTCCGTAGAAGCGCTATCGATTACGACTTGAACTGTGGTAGGATTGTCATATCCAATGGTGTTAATTCCTTGAACCAACGTTGCATCCACAGCCCCGATATTGTATGGCTCATCATACCAACCCGTATCTGCATCTTCGCTGATGATTGTCGCTTCGTTTGCGTATGGTTCTCCGAGTAAGGATTGCCATGATATTTTGGTGTATAACTTCAGGCAATTTGCTGATGTAAACCATGCAGCATCGTATATGCCCGAATGGATGAAGTCGATTGTCAAATCATAGTACCTGTAAATGCCACTTGTCGAAGTCAATACGATTGATGATTGCCACCAAAATTGACCCGATTGTTTTGCCACCAATGTTGCTAAAAAAGGTGATGACCCCGTAAGATCAAAAGTTGCTTGTGTCTCCTCCCCATCAATTAAACTCAGCGAATTACCTACTGACCCGTTTTGAACGTGGTTGATTGACACCCTTGCGCCTTCCCTTCCCCTGCTAGTAACCCCGATAATAATACTTTCACCCTGTGTGGCATCGTACCAACCCAATAAGGTTGAAATTCCGAAGGTATTGCCACTCACATAAGTAACATTTGCTGAATAGGAATTGATGACCGTACCTGTGCTATCGTATATCTTTAAACTGATGACGTCTCCAGTGCGAAAGCCTTCATCTTCGAATGACCCTCCTAACCATGTGACTTCATACATGGGGATATTAAGTTGCAGGATCACTGTTGCAGATGATTGAACTGAAATTGACTCTTTAAGTGAGAATGTTACGCGTTGAATATCACCCGCGTTTGCTTTGTAAAATGAACGCGAATTGCCGAATAAATCGAGATATGTTCTATTGGTTAGTATTATTGGCATAGCGCTCGTATATTTGGTTAATTCGGTTTATGTCATTTGTCTTGACCGCCTTCATGCTCTCGTTTACATCGCGCATAATTTGGTCCGCTAATTCAGGGTTCTCCGCTGATAAAATGTTCAGTACACGTTCATTTTCCTGCAGAAGTTTTTGCATGTTGTCGGTGATGCCTTTGACGTAAGCACTTATGTCATCCATGTTAGTTAATTTTTATTACATTAGTTTTGCCATTTGCCCAATTACCACGTGTGCGATATGAGATTTGAGCCCATGATTTCTCGTCAATCCATTCAATTTTGAGAATTTCGACCAATACCCCATCGACCAACACGTAATTGTTTGATTGTAAAGTTACAAAATCTTGCGCTGTTATTCGCACTCGCACGTTCTCGCGTAGCGTCCAGTCATTTTCAGCAATATCGTTGATGTAGTGGTACCCATTCCACAGGGCTTCTGCACTGCAGTAATTCAAATAATCAGGTCGCTGAACAAAGCCCCCTGTTACGAATTCACCTTCCACCGCATACATGCATTTTGTAACCGCAAAGTATTGCTGTGATATTCTAATGGCATCTTTCCTTGAATTGATTTGCGCCACGTATGATGTTCCACCCCCGAATATTCCTGTGACTGCATCGACTACTGCTAATAGTCCCTTGGCTAAAGTTTCAACTACGGTCAACTTGTCTTTGCGCCTTGCTAATGCGAATGGAATACTGACATCATTTAATCCGCGAATGGTGAGTAATTGCGAGTCGGTAACAGGGAATACGGGTTCGGTAGAATATTCCGCATCATGACCCCCATATACCTCGCCCTCGCAGGTATGCAAATCAGTGAAGTCAGTTTGGTAATGAATGTAGTACCGCTTCCATACTTCGCCATTGGTGGTGAGATAAGTGTATTCATCATCGCGTTCAGATTGCAATGAAAGCGAAGGAAGTATGTTGCTCATTGATTGCGTATTTAGCCAATCTCTGCGCTCAATACGTACTTGGTTGTTAATTACTATGAGTCGTGCATTGAACATCGTCTCAAGGGCATCTATGAACGTTCCTAAAGTTGGCGTGCTATCGCTTGCTGTCGGGTAACCTTTGTTGTATGCAGGTGAAACTGCGCTAACGACCTTGTCAAAAATTGAGTCAGCGTCGCGGATCAATGGAACAGGGCATAGCACCCACTTCCTGTCGATTGTTGATGAAGCAAAAGTGTAACCCATATATGCACATGCATCTTCCATTAGGTCAATAAACCGAATGCCTAAAAGGTTCCTTTTTGGCGGGAACATAGTTGCTAAAATTTGAGCCCCTAATTTGATGACCGCGACCAATAATGCTGCTGTGTAAAGTATTTGCGCTGTTGCTAATAGTGCTGCTCGAATAATGGCTCCAATGTTGTATGAAATTACAGGTCCTGTTGGTCCGAGTCCAGTGATTGGTGTTGCCGCTTCCGTTACATTTGCGATTGCAGTCGCTGTGTCTCTTACCGCTTGTATGAGTTCCTTGGTCATGATGTAAGAAACGATTGCAAGTTGCAGTGTTTGTTCAAGTTGATTGTCCTTGACAATGAAATATGGAACGTTCCGAACTTGAAAATTAACCCCTTGTGAAGCCAAATATTCGAATGATAGCCCATTGGCTTGAGTTCGGAAGTCATCAATGTATCTACGTCGCTTCAGTTTTACCTCGATTTCATGTTGACGTACCTTCACCCCGTCCGTAAGATCCACAAAGTAATCCAAAGATACGCCCCCGTCCATAGTAACCTTGTACGGAATTCCTTGGAATAAACCCACTGTAGATATGTGTTGGTCAACAATATCCTTTGCCTCCCTCGGCAATATGATTGTTTCAGTATTCAGTGATAACATTTCAGGGTTCCCGCTGAAGTCAGATATAATACCGATTTCGGTGCGATTTCTCGGTGTTATTTGTATGTTGTTGAGGTAATGTATCATTTGCGTACCTTAAATCGATTATACGTGACGTTATTGCCCCTCACGCGCTTTTCTACAATTTCCACCATAGACTGTGTAATTTCTCCTAAGCCGATGTTTGATTCGGGCTTGTCCTTAATTACTTGTTTCAAGTCCTTGATTTCATTCACCAATAAAGAGAACTCCAATGCGCTTGCAGATTGCGTTGCGCCTTCCATGAATTTTCCATTTTGATATTCTTGAGCCACCTTTGCTAATTCAGTATTGCTAAGGGTTCCAATTTTATCATTTAGACTTTTGGGGATCACCCGCTCATTAGGGTGAAGTATAGCATGGAAGCCCCCTTTGCCATCCACGCCCCTGCCATTAAGCCCAGTGTCCTCAGTACCGTCAAAGAATGTAGGTAAAGATGATATGAATTGCTGTAACAGGGTTGTGTCGCGAATTGTTTCGGCTAATGGGTTCTTGGAACCCGCTTCCACCTTCTGAGAATACGTTGAGTAGATTGACTCCGCTAATTTTATCCTTTGTTGGCGTTTTTGTTCCCGTTCCTTTTTGAGATTTGCCTCATCGATTATGCGCTGTTGTTCGGCTAAGGATTGCTGTGCAGTAATGTTGCCCTCATCCGCTAATCTTTTGAGTTCATCATATTGCTTTTGAGATGCCTCGATTTCCTTGTCGATTTGCTCAACACGTTTCTGAGAATTCTTGGTAAATATCTCTGCAGTCATGCGTGCAATTTCCCGCTTCTGCTCTTCCGTTTTACGCAATGCCTCAAGTTCCCTCTTGGCTTCATCCTCCCTTAGTTTTGTTTGCTCATCTATTGTTTTCTTTTGAGCATCGAATACCGCGTCATTCACCCTGTTGATTTCATCGCCTTCCTTTTCTGCGATTTCAGTTCGCGCTGTGGCTCCGTCATTTTTAGCAATGTTGATTTCAAGTTCTTTATCCTTGTTCAGTTGCACCTCATAAGCGTTTAATTCCTCCTGTCTTATCGCATAGTTTTTTTCGATTTCCTGTATCTTTTTATCCCTTGCTTTGACATCCTTAATTTGCTTTGTGGCACTATCTATTAATGCTTTTTTCTCCTCTTCCAGTGCAGCGCGTTTTGCCTGTATATCTAACTTGTATCGCTCATTGATTACGTCGATTTCATATTGCAGGCGTTGGTCAGCATAAAGGCGTTCCAAATCGAACTTGGCTTTGACCGCATCTTCGACTGCAGTAACATCCGCATCCGCACCCGCTTTAATTGCATTGATTGTTTCAGTAAGCGTGTAATTGATGTTCCTTTGCGCGTCCTGTAACTTGGTGTTTTGAGCCTGTTCCAATAAACGTTGCATAAATTCCTGTGACTTGGATAGTTCTGCATTCAGTTTAGAGAATTCAGTTGATACACCCGCGATTGCATCTGCTGTTGATTGGGCGTTACTTGCATTTGACTTTGCGTTCTCCCTGTTTGCTTGTGCTATATCCGCATCTAATTCCAGCAATGATAACTCAGCGTCTTGCCTATTAGCCAATGCGTCAAGATAGTTTTTTTCTGCCTTCTCGAATTGTTCAGTTGTACCCGTTTTTGAGTATTTCAGATAGAGTCGTTTTGCCTCCTCCTCATCGAATTTAGCCATGGTGATTTTCTGCTTTAAACTTTCACGATTGATACGCTGTAATTCTGCTGCTGATGCACCCCGTTGTTTTGCCAATGCCAATTCGGATCGTGTTACGCGATCAATGGTTGCTATAACTGCTTCAGAAGTTTTCCTGTAACTTTCGATTGATTTCTCTAATTGCTTGGTTTCCTTCTCCAATTTCTTTTGTGCTTCGGCTTCTGATTCCGTTTCATCAGCAAATAAGCCCATTGCTTCTGCTGCCAATCCGAGTAACACTACGATTGCCCCAATCCCCGATGTAATAAGTGCAATCCTTAACAACTTCATCGCTGTTGTTGCGCCTGTTGTAGCCACTGTTGTTGCCACCATAGCCACTCCTTGTGCTTCAGTTGCTGCAGTATTAACTCCAGTCGCGACTGCATTTGCCTCCTCCGCAATGGTGCTTGTTTCAGTTACCGCCAATGATACTTCATCCGCTACGTTACCCGCTTCGGTTACTGCAATGTTGCCCTCCGAAGCGACTGTATTCGCTTCGACTGCTGCAGTGTTCGCGACTTGTGCTGTTGTTTGTGATGATGTTGCTGCAGTGTCGGCTGTCTTACCCACTACCCATGCAGTTGTTTTTGTTGCGGCTGCAGTCAAACCCGCGCTGATTTCAGTGAGTGTATCTTTGAGTCCACCTAATGCTTGAAACGAGTCTGCTAATGAACCCAATGCCTGTAACTTAGCGATTGCCTGCAATGTTCCCTCTGATTCAACTCCGAGTAATTGCATTGAGGCTGTAATTCCTTGTGCGCCTGCCACCCCTAATTGACCTGCTTTTGCGAATGCTGTTCCGAAGTTTTCAACTGCTGACCCCGCTGTTGCCTTGACCACTGCTTGTGTGTCTTGAATTTGGTCCTTTAATTGCCCCGCCCGTTGTGCCATTTCTTGAAAACGAGGATCCGCTTCATCCATGTTCATCAACTCTTGAGTAAGTTGTCTAAGTTCTTTTTTCAGGTTGGTAACCGCGCCCTCGTAATTACCCACGTTCCTGTAATTATCACCAACTGTCTTGTCCAGTGATTTGAGTTGTTGGTCCATTTTCTGCGCATCTGCGGTGACTTCGTAGTATTGCTGTGCCAACTTGTTATACTCCTCGCTGTTGCGCATACCTGCCTGCTCTAATTTGAGCATTTCAGCACCTAATTGCTTTGACTCATTTTTCAGATCGCGTGCTTTTTTCTCTAATTGCTTGTATGCGTTGCCTTCATTCTCTGCAATCTTAGCCAATTTCGCCTGTTCAATAGCCTGCTTTTTTGCAGCCTGTTCGGCTTGTTGACGGGCTTTGATT